TGCAAAAGATTTTCTGTAAATCTCATCATTGTAAAACCTCCTCCGTGATCTCGTCACGATAATATCTTCCGTCATATCCTTTGTAACTTCCGTCACAAATAATACTGCCGTCACACAGGCTGCATTTTGGCATTTTGCTGCCGTCACAAATTAAAGGATTTTTAATTTTTATTTTCATCGGCGAATCATGATAAATAACTTTGTCCATGTGAGTTTCCAACCGGAGCGATATTTTTAATTCATCGCTCGTGTATTCTCTGGGTAGAATTGGTAATTGAATAAACTCATCTTCATAAATCTTCTCAAAGCCGGAACAGTCCTTACTTCCGTCACATATCCATTTCCCATTACAAAATAATTCCTGCAAATAATAATCAAAAATTGTTCCTATCTGCGATATAAAACCTCTACATTTAATTGAACCATCACAAACCCATGTCCCATCACAAANAATCATTCTTCCTTGATCACAAAGGAAACGNCCATTGTAACGAAGACCGGAAGGGAATAAGTCTTGTGTGTTTCTCCTTATTTTAGTTTTTTCTTTTTGAGCCATAACGATATGTTCAATGAAATTGAATAGTTCCTTCGTATCATAGGCGACACCAGCAGGAATAACCGCCGCGATTATCCTGTTGAAATCTATGTTGGGGCCTTCGCCATCATGCAGAATTGAAATACCGGCTGGATAATTCTGTTTTATATTTACAACTTCGCTGGTATAGAAATACTTGATAACTTTAATTACATCGTTTACCGTACCGTTTGTTGTGTTAAGCAAGATCCTTAAATACAAATATATTCGGTAAAGTTTATCATCATTCCCATTGCGTGGCTCGCCGAGTATCTTCCCGATACGGTCAAGCTGCTCTCCTTCAATGTGTGACAAATGGTATTGCTCTACCATTAAGCGAAGCTGATTTTCTATTTCTATTCGCAGAGGATCGTCATACTTTGCCAGTTCCAGCGTTTCGTCATCACATAACCACTGTGGCAGATAAGGAGGCTCGTTATATTCGTCCCAATCAATACGCTTATTCAATCGCTATCTCCTCAACAAATATTCGACCACGGTCAAACACCGCTATTTCTACTTCTCCGATCTCGATGTTTTCAGATTTGTATTCTTCTTCTGCCGGAGGGTTCAGGTTTGTTGTCCGCGCCACTTTTATATCTGCGTTTGCAATACCGGAGACGGTGTAGACAGGTATTCCAAGGCGTTGATAAATCAGATCAACCCCAACGCCGAGATTATTCTTTGACCATGTAACGATATTATCTTTTATAAGGTCGTTTCCATTTATCGGGAACAGTTCCTCGTGGTATTTTGCTATGCCTATCTTTATCCAGATATACTGATTCACTGGTCTTGAAAAACCAATTTCCCAGGGAGAACCTTCGCTGTCATAAATCGTTACTGTGGTATTTCCAAACGGCTGTACTCCTGCCGGGCCAGAGTCAAATATGGTTTGCGCGATAGTCCTTTCATCGCCACCAATAACAACCGTCTCATAACTCTTTGGCGGTCGTCCGTTATATTCCTGCATTGTCCTGTTGCTGTAGACCTTTGAGTATTCAACTCCGGGAACTTCCATTGCTATTTTGCTCTGTATAGCGATCTCATTCGCTAAAGCCTGTTTTGCTCTGTTCCCCATATTGAAACGGAGTTCGGTGTCGCTTTCCATTGCGCGTCCTGTAAGACCAGTCGCGTAATTATAAATAGAATCAACAGAGATATTTGAAACCAATTTAGTTAATGTCCCTATAGGAACAAATATATTTCCTGCGGTTACTGCCAAATAAACCGCATACGCTCCGAGCAGGACTACTTCAATTTTTTCATCGTTGGTATCAAATACAAAAGGAGATACACCATCAGTAATATGTACCTTCAATCCGTCTTTACCAAAATTTTCTACAGTGAATAACCCCGGCAATTCCATTTCAATTTTTTCTTTTAATGCCAGGGTAATACTTTCCTCGTCATCATCTTCAATCGCTGTATATGATATAGTCAGACCTTTGATTTGGAATGAGTATATTTCCCCCGGTTCGACAGAAGAAATTTTTATCCAAAACCCAATAAGTTTTTCGCGGTTTATTTTTACAGCGTCACGAAGATAAAAAATATCTCCGGTTGTGCTTAGTTTTGCGAGGCTTCTGGATTGTATAGATGTCCCTTCATCACCCCAAATACATTCCGTTACCTGTGTCTTTATCGCCGCCACTCTTTCCACGTTAACTAACCTTGCCAATCGGTCAAGATAAATTCCCTTCGCGGAGTCAACATCACCGACAGACCATAAGCCGTCCAGTAATTCCCATAATTGGGTAAACTTTGCGACCTGATTCCCAATATATTTTCCTGCGACAGAATCATCGCTTATATCAATGTCCTCTCCAAATGCAGCCTTATAAGCAGCACGTTCTTCTTCGAGCAGCACTGAAAGGGGTTTGGAAATAAATCCGTTCTGTTAAACCATATTCCATTACGCGGCCGCCTTTTCTATTGGTATATCCTCGTTAAATTCAAGGATTTCTTCGTTCTCGCATTGAGCAACAAAATGAACCGTAAATAATCGTTCCCTCTCATCAAATGAAGGTTCAAAGGAGATCAATTTTTTTATTCCTTTCACGTTTGAAATAGTTACGATCAGAGCAGTTTCAAGTAACGGTCGGTGGTCAATTTTTTCTATACTGGTTGGAATATACGGAATGCCTTTTTTCCTGTTCAAATACCACTCCCCAAGAAACAAAGAAATAGCGGAGCGAACCTTCTGCGCCATATATTCGAGATAGTTATTTGTAAACCGCATTCCGTTCCGTTCCCTGATAAATTTGTTTCCTTGCGGTGTTATGGCAAAATCTTTCATGCTATTTTTCCACTCCCTGCACCAGATACAAATGGCGGTTTTAATTGAACAGAGATACTCCCTGCTTTCAAATACGCATCTATCGCCGCTGATAAAACTTGTGCGTATAACTCATTACCTCCTGTAAGCATTCCAGTCATGGAACTAAAACACGTTTTGAGCGGCGTGGAAATAAGCGTTTTTGTTCCGGTGAATTTTCCGATTGCCGGACCGGAAAAAGGAGATGATGCTCCGACAGGCGTTGTTACTGTACCGGATGATGTTTCCTGTACCGTATCGTTTTCTTTACAAGCATTGTCAATATCTGTTGCTATGTGATCCGCTAAGTCGTCATTTCCATACTTTGCGTTAAATGTTTTGAGAAGGTCTTCCTCAAGTTGCGAAGCATCTATTGTCATTGTTCCCACACTCGCGCCGGAGTATGAGCCAGCAGGAGCAGCACCGGAATCGGTTGTTGTTGTTTGCCCGGTAAGGATATATTTTTTTATTACCTTTGATAATTTTTCAGCCTGATATTCGTCTCCACCTTCCACAATATCATTCATGGCGAGAAATATAGAAAGAATATCTGCTTGTAAAGTCAAAACTACAAAAGCCATCATGCCTCCAATAACGCGGTTAAATCCGCGTCTGCCGTGGAAATGGCTGTATCTATTGCCGGATTCCAATTATGTACTGCCGGACTTCCAAATGTTGTTGGCTTTGTAGTCTGTAATTTTTGAAGGAACGTGTGCCAAATCGTATATAGGCTTTTACCGCCGTTATTAAGTGATGCCTTATCTCCATTTAATTTGATTGTTGTTTTACTATTTTTAGCGGTGAGAACATCAGCTTTCATTTCAACTTTGCATTTTTCTGTTTCGCTGGTAATGTGGTCATCCTCCATTGTGACCTTTGCTTTTTTCTTAAAAATCGTTTCCACCTTGTCATCAGTCATCAACACCTGGGAAATGAGATCTCCGTCAGGCTTGTCTTTGTGGATTATCTGCAATCCTGCTTCTTCCGCTACTATAAACTCCTGCGGTGCGTTTCCTGTTATAGCAATGCAGTCCTGTATGTCGAACCGCCGCAGATCAGGTTCCTCAATATCTTTACCGCCAGCAGCTTTCCATTTGTCCGTGCCGCGTTCTGTAACAAAAAGAACAACCTCGTCACCTTTTTTAAGAGGAAAATGAATTGTAAATTCTTTATTTCCAGAATATCTTACAGGCACATCAGGAATAATAGGAAACTCCATGAATTTACCGTCCGGCATTTTTCTTTTCAAAGACGGTTGAATATCTGCGCGGCGCGTTTTGGCATCGTATTTCTCGACCACGCCGGGTAATGTGGTGTGAACATCAGCCATATAGTATTCTATACTCTCGCGGATAAGCAGACTTAGTTCGTCCATTATATCGCCTCCGCTTCAATATCAATTTTGAAAGAACCGTCCCAATTATCGCCGTCATAAATCGCTTTATGAATGAGCATATCACCGGAATAAGTAGACGCTTCAACTTTACAAGCAGCACCGGGTAACAATTCAGGGAATAGCATTGTCGAAAACTTCCAACCGTTTTTTGCTTCCGCTTCTGAATTGTCCTCGCTTGTCTTGTCGCTGATTGGTTGGGGAATAGTAAGCAATCCAGTTTCTGGTGTTAGGCGAAGCCCTGTTTTGTCTGCTGCTTGACCTTCTTTGAGAATGTAAAGCATTTCGTTCTGTATCGTATAGGTTAAATCAAAACGATTAAGAACTTTACGGAGCGCGTCTGTCGCCATGCCAATATGAGCAAAACCAGAAGGGTAATTTTCTCCGCTCGGAATATTCTCTTTTCCCTTACATGGTAAGCCGATGGCGTTAAGAATATCATCAGCAACCGTTGTGGCAGCCACGTCCTTCGTGTACGATATTGAAATACGATTTCCCATTTTTGCAGAGCGACCGTCCTCAACTTTCAATTCAGTTATATAGTCTTCACCTTCTTTGTAACGCTTTCCTTCCACAACATCACCGAAAAATATCGCCGCTATTGTTTCGTCCTTATAACCAACGCGGAGTTGAATATGATTATCAGCGACAGTTACCTTTGAAGATGTCTCTTTTGTCAGGTTATATATTTTTATTGTGGATTTATTTGTCTCGGATGAGTCCGATTTTTCTATGTGGAATGATATTTTTAAGCCATCGATCTTAAAGCCTGTACCGTTTTTGGGTCCGACCGTTACTTCGACATAGCGCATGAATGCCATTGCTACTCTCCACTGATGACGTAGGATAAATCAAAGCGGCTTCCGAGATTTTTTCTTGTAATCTCATCAGCTTTCAGATTCCCTTCGCGGTCAAATATGACCAAATCACCAATCGGTAGCTCCGGTACGCTTGCCCGATATTTTTCTAAAAGTAATACGTTGGGGACAAGCCTAAGCCCTCCCAAAAGTATTTTATCATTAACATCGAGAATTGTCATGTACCAATTTTCCATTCTCGTGTTCCATGAAATATATAACTGATAACGAACCCCGGAGAGATTAACAGACATCTTCCAACGTGCGTATTTGTCAGCATAGGTAGGTAAACTTTGAACTTCTAATAATTTCATTGCGGATATGGCACTCCCCATTGTTCTTGATATTCTGCCGGTGATGCTCTCCCAGACCGTACCCATTGCCGCCAGCGTTCCTTGAATGAATTGTCATCGTCTACTTTATTTGTTCCGGCATTTCCCACATTCGCCGTCCCTGCTGCCTGATCTCCTCCTGCGCCTGATGAAGCGGAGGCAGAGATTTGTGTCTCCTCGCTTTTCACTGTTTTGATTTTTTGGAAACTCATTGAGAAGGGAAGGTCTTCCCCTGTCTCGACATCGCGGCTTATGTTGAATGAAGTAATCACCATGTCCGTGAACGTATCTAAACCAGTAACAACATCCACGGGCTGGCGTTCTCGCTTCATTCGGAGTAATTCATGGTACGATTGCCGGATTCTGCTTTTCGGATCGTCCGGTATTTCTACTTTGGATAAGTCTGTATCGGATGTCCCCATAGCAGTTTTGAATTCTGTTTGTCCGATGAACGCCTCAATTTCGATAGTATCCGGTTCTTCAACAACATGATCGCTTATGTTGTCGCCTTCTTCCACTGTGAGGTTTGTCAGGCGATTTGCGAAGTTATAAGTCTCCACAAGAAAAGCGTCAATCACGAAGCCGCCAATACTTTTGTCTCCTATGGGAAAAGTGAAGTTGATTGTTCCTTCTGCCATCAGCCTCTCCTTGCCTCTGGTGATTGAATTGCTCCACGGCTGCTGTGTATCGCATCATTAAGCGCGTCCTGTACTCCGCGCTTCACCGCAGCGGACGCGGCTTCCGGCGACATACCGCTGGCGTTCACATTTACAGTTATAGGCGCGGTTACAGATGAATAATTTGAAGTATTTGAATTATTATAATTTGTATGGTTTGCGGCCGCTCTTGAAAGCGTATCACCAGCAAGAGAACCGGCTGCTCCGGCATAGGCTGGTTGCATTTGCTGACCGCCGCCAAGGAACCGCATAAGGGCATCAATTAAATCTCCCGGATTTTTCATCGCAAAAATATAATCATCTGGGTGTGTGCTGTATTGTCCCTCCGGGGTTACAATTAAATCGTTTACAGGTTTCGTTTGTGTTTCTTTACCACCGCCAGTTGCAAAATTGACAACGCCTTCCACAACACCACCGAAGAAACCTTTGACTTTATCCCAACCGTCTTTAATGACATTGATAAATCCGAGGAACTTATTTTTTATACTGTCGAAAAGTCCGATAAAAGCATTTTTAATATATTCAAATGTTTCTGCGGGTCCCTTTTTAATCGCCTCCCAAAGCCCTGAAAAGAAACCTGTTATTCCTTGCCATACAGCTTTCACGCTTTCAACTACTGATATGGCAGATGTTTTTATTCCGTCCCAGACAGAGCCTCCTATGCTTTTAATAATATTTTTTATATTATTTACTAAATCAAAAAAAGCGTTCTTCAAATACTCAAATGTCGCGGCTGGCCCCTGCTTCAATGCTGACCATAAACCGGAAAAAAATCTCTTTATACTGTTTATTGCGTTATTTATAATGTAATTTATTTTTATAAATTTACTTTTTACACCATCAGGCATTTTATCCCAAACGGCATAAGCAACTTTTTTAATTTTTCCCCATGATTTATCTACAAGATTACGGAATTTCTCATTGTGGTCATATAAGGCTTTCAGCCCTCCAGCCCAAGGGTTTATCATTCCAATGGCGATAGTTTTCCAGTTTTTTTTCAGGAACCCTCCTGCTTTCTCCGCGCCNCCTTTAATGCCTTCCCACGCTTTACCGGCTACGTTTTTTATCCCATCCCATGCCTTGCCAGCAACATTTTTTATGCCTTCCCATAACCCCTTAAAGAAATCAGCAATTTTACTCCAATTTTTAATTATTATTCCCACCGGATGAAATTTGAAAAATAAATCTTTTAGCCAATCAAACGCTTTTAAGAATATATTTTTTATGCCTTCCCATAATTTTACAAAAAAAACTTTGACTTTATCCCAATTCTTTATCAACAGAATAACAGCAGCAATGAGAGCCATTATTCCCAATATAATAAGCCCGATGGGATTAGCTGACATGATTGCGTTAAGTATTGCCTGTGCCTTTGCTGCAATGATAGAAGCAACAGCTTTTATTTTTAATGCCGCTGCTGTCGCAATGGCTTGGATTTTTGCTTTCAATAATTGTACATTAAGCAAAAACAACGCCAGACGGTTTCCGTCTGCGGCAGCTTTCATTATTGAGAGTTTTCCGGTTAATAGTCCGAATGCCGTTGATAAACTCTTTGCTACTCCGGCACTTCCTGTTAATCCCATGAGACCAGCGCGTATTTTTAGTAAATCGCCAGAGAATAAAAATGATGCTATCTTTGCACCCATCATAATTGACTTATAGGCTGCTATTGCTGTATTGACTGCTTTAATTCCTAACATTAAACCAAGAACGGGTCCAACTAAGGAACCTACAATTTTACCAAGCCTTTCAAATACA